ATATCAAATCTTGCCCAATCTTCTAATGTTCTTTGAAAATACATTGTGCCTACATCTCCTTTTTCTCTAAATACACCCTCCATATCGTAGCCTATATATTTTTCAATATACGATTCTATTGCAGAAGCATGAGCTTGTTTTACATCTTCAGATGAATTAGGTATACCCCCAAGCTCTCTTTCTGTTTTAGAAAGTTTGTTAAATGTTTTATCTGGTCTATTCAAAGAAAAGTGTCTGTATCCTCTATTTTTAAAATGATACAATAATCTTGGTTTATTGTTTTCAACTAAAATTGGCATACCATAAAATACACATGCCATTAACACTTCTTCAAAAAATATTTCTGCAGTCTGTGGTCTTGCTATATATTCTAAAAAAAACTCATTGCTTGGCCACTCATCCATATTAAATTTTGTCATACCATGCAAAGATCCATTAGAACCCTTACCGACAACTACACCTGATATGTCATATGAATCACATCCAAATGAACCTAAATGTTCATTACCAGGATAAAACTTTCCATTCTTTTTAACAACATTATTTTGTTGTTCTTTTTTAGGAAGAAAAGATACAAAAAATCTACCTCTTTTATCTGGACTCCATAATACTTCAGAATCCTTAACACCATCCTTCCAATAAAACCTTCCCTGCACCACATGACGCGGTATTATTAAACTGTCATTGTAATCAATTTGTTGATATATTTTAGTAAGATTAAATAACGACTGTTTGCTTTCATCTCTAAATGCATGTGACTCAGAACGAGGAAATTGTCTGTAATATTCATTAAGAGCATCAGGATCTAAGGTTAAAGACTCAACTTCATTTTCCCAATAATTAACAGCTCCTTGATATATGTTTTCTCCATCGATTCCCTTTGTATACTGGTCTGGGTTGTTTAGAACTGGATTACCATATCTATCGATAAACCCTTCCATATTCCACTCCATAGGTATAAATAAATTATACAAGCCGCTTTTAGTTTGTCCATTTGCATTTCTATTAGAAGTGTCTGAGTCATAAAATAATTGTTTGAAATTATTACCTCCTTTATCTAAAGCATTTGATGTTGATCCCATCATACATTTACCAATAATTTTACTTCCTAATCTTAAACAAGTTTTTGTAACCCTCCAATTATTTAATATGTTTTCTGGTCTTTCCCACTTGCCACTTTCATCATGTATTAGTAGTTGTAGCTTTTCACCATCATAACTATTGTCAGATGTGTTCTTCCAATCTATAGTTGTATCCAATCCTTCTAAGTCTTCTTCTCCTTGATCATACATATTTTTCTTAGTAATTTTAGAAGCTGGAACTCGGTATGCTAATTCAGTTTTAGGTTTATCCATACCATCTTGAATTGGTTTAAAAAAGAATGGATAATTGTTTGATATAGGAACTATCTTGTCAGTAAACATTTTTTTTGCATCTGCTCCAGTTTTTGATAACACCCCTATTCTTGAATCTTTTGACAAAGTGGCTGTGTTTACTCCTTCACAAGAACTCATAAAAGAAAATCCTGAACGTCTAATTTTTAAATAGCATATACCGAAACTTCTTTTATCTACCTTACATGCTTCCCAGTATATATAAAAAATTCTATTAGCTTCTCTAAAATCAGGTAATCCTACATCAATTTTAGTCCATTGTAGATACATATAGTGAGTTCCAGTAACATATGTGGGTATGCCATTGTTGAGAAACCAATGTCCTTTTTCTCTTCTTTCAAACTCTGTCTCTATATAATTTATCCATTTATCTTTAAAAACTGGAGGGGCATCATACCACTGAAATATAGTTTGTATTCTTTTGAGCTCTTTTGGATAATCAGTTGGTTGCCAATACTGATCTTCCTTTTTTTTGTTTGAAGTTAGTTTTGGTGTTGAGGGTAAAGCAATTTTTAAATTATTGATAAAATAAATATCACCTATTGTTCCATCTTTAGAAATGATTATTATATCATATTTTTCATTATACCCAGGTTGCCATGCATGAGCTTTGTTTTTACGAGCTAATACATTTTTTGGAACAACATCATCAAGTAATACATAAAGCTTACTTGGATCGTGATTCCGCAAATCCTTTTGGAGTATTTGTTTTTTTAATTTCATTTCCTTCTAATAATGACTTTTCATCTTCAATTCTTTTCAATATTTCAAATGCATCAAATATAGCCAGTTTTTTTGTAGCGGCAGCATTCTTTAATCTGTCAGCGGCTAATTCATCTTCGGGATCTGGTTTTATTATTTCTTCTTTTGCAACTTTGATAAGTTGTCTTACTGCTCTTTCGCCAGCCTTTATAATTTCTAATTTGATTTCTTTTGTTTCCATTAAAGTTTAAGTGTTATGTGATCAGTCATCATTCTGTATAATACCTCATCATCTATAATAAATTCATATTCACTATCAGGTTTAAAAACTATTTCATCTCCCACCTTTAAACCTAAATTTAATAATTCTTTATTAATATATTTAATAGTACCCACCAAAGGTTCTTTACTTCCCGACTTAACAAGGTATGAGTCTTTGATGTCGGATGGTTTTACAAAACAATATTTATCATGTCCAATCCACTCATCATTTTTTTTATATAAAAAAAACTGATCATAGTCAATTAAAAATAAATTTTCTTTTAAAAAGCTTTTACCACTTTTTCTCCTACCATACATATCATTGTAGAACTTAAACACATTATGATGAACGACCATAGTGTTTCCCACCTCTACATCACCTTTATAATTAATTGGAAGCTCAACAACAGTTGCAAATCTATTAGCAGATTTATGATCTTCTTCAGAGGTGCTTGTAATAAAATCAACATCTCCTATTTTTTTTACATTATTATACCTCCTATCATTAATAGGGGTAACTATAAAATAATGAGGTGATCGCATTAAAAATTTATATTATATTCTAAAGATATCGGAAGAGTAGTTCTAAATTCTTTCCAAAGTAAAACCTCTGTTGAACCAGAAGATTGCTTTTCAATCCAAATTTTGTAAGATTCTGCAGATACATCTTGTTGAATGAGGTGAATAGAATATTTACCCCCTAACACTTCTTGCCCTACAATGTAGTGCATTGCGCCTGATTTGTAATCAGCACCAATAGAAATTTTTCTAATATCCATTTAATTAAAATGATGAGCCTACATTTAAGACTCTATAAAATATATTAAAATAAGCAGTTCCATTACCTTGTGATACTGTACCACCATTACTTAAAACTAATGGTTGGTTCACTCCCAGGCGCGCCACAGAGGACATACCAAGTTTTGTTACAGTGTCAGCTGTTGCATTAAATCCATTCCCATTTGTATTAAATGGAACAGAGCTTAGTTGATCACCAGTAGACACCCCTATAGGTGAAATAGCGTTAAAGTTGTATGCTATATTTCCAGCATCTACATATAGATCAATACTAATTATATCTAAAACTTTATTAGTTCCTGGAGCTGCTATTAAAGTAACATTAGTAGAAGGTAATGTAAGTAAACTTGCACTCGCAACAGTTACATGTGCAACCAGTGTGTCAACGCCAAATAAACCTTGTACATCTCCTAATGTACAAGATTTTGTCATTAAATTATCTGACTCATCAGTTAAGATAAGATAGTCGGTTGTTACAGGTGTAACTAAGTTGGGATATGCGGAAGTATTACTTATTCTTGCCATTTTCTTTTTTATCTTGTGGAGGTTTTACCTCACCAGTTTTTAGATCAATTACTGCATCGTTGCCATACTCTTCAATAAGCTTGTCTTCTATTGCTTTAAACTGTCCTTGTAGACTACTTAATTGAGCTAATATTTGACTTTTTTGCAGTTCAATATCTGCTATACTTACTTTAGCACGAAGAAACTGATCGTTGATTTTTTGTATTTCTTCTAATTGCTCTTCTGAGATTTTTTTGTTTTCTGCCATTATATTAAATTTAATTTGTTAAACATTATACAAATATAGGTATTTTATTTTTGATTATGGTGGAGATACTGGTGTTCCAATAACAGTGCCTATGTCACCACTTGCTACATCTATAACATTTTGTATCTTGGTGTCTACTACATCAATTACATCTTCACTATACCCAGTATCATAAGTTATTACTAACCGAATTGGGTATGTAGTGTTTTTAAATCTTGCACCTGAATTAAATACAGTATTTAGAGTAGGCGCTGCGCCATCATAATCATAGCTTTTATTTACAAGGGCTACATTTAAATACCCATTAGAGTTCATATCACTTATACCCGCTGCATTAATAACAAACTGATTTGGTGTTGAAGTGCTTGTACTCCAAGCAGCAATAGAGCTTTGAGAGTATGGTTGACTAAAATCTAAATCATTATACATAGCAGTAGTCATTGTTGTTGTACCACCACTTCCTCCCCATGCTGTAGACTCAACTATAAAAGCATCACTTGAAGTGTTTAAATAACCATATATCTGCAGGGTTGCGGCAGTGATAGTTCCTGGAACAGATGATACATCAAAAAACAAAAATGTTCTGTAAATACTTCCACTTACACCACTTCTACCAAAAGCATGAGACGCCCTTATTGCTTGTGATTGAACTGATGAGCTGGTAAAAGTAGAGGCTGTAGTACCAGTACTTGCATTTCGTACATCAGTAACCCAGTTACTTATATTAAACTGAAAGTTTCCTACTCTTCCTTGTAAACTTGCGGCGATGTTTGTTGTTGGCATAATTAATATTCTTTTTGTGGAAGATAATACACATTTTTAATATAATAATTATTTTCAGGAGGAGTTATATCTACATGCTCGTAAACGACATCTTCAATTCCAAAACTATTATCGGCTTCTGTTTTACCATTCCACCATGTTGCAACTCCACCTTCTTTTACCAAACTTGGTAGGTGACCTCCAAAAGAATCAACATCTTCATCACCATAAGTATCATAAAATACACCATCATATTCTGATAACTCTGATAGCTTATCTATCCAAGAGCCTTCAACGATAGTTACATTGCTTTTTCCTTCAGCCCATTGTTTTGCTTTTGCAATTATTTGTGGATGGTTTTC